ATCTGGGCGAGGGGAGAACCCGCCCAGAGAAATTGTTACCGGCCCTTCAGACCGTAAGCCTTGATCTTCTCAAGCCGCGCTTCACCGCCGCCCGATCCCGAATCAATCGGATAACCGGTGCGGCCACCCGACTTGCGAGGCATTGGCATGCCGCCCTGCGGAGGCATTTGCGGTGGCATCTGCGGAGGCATACCGCCACCCATTGCCGGAGAAGGCATCGGGACGCCAGCGGGAGGACGAGGAGGCATCACAGGCGCGTTTGGCATTGGCTGTTGTTGGCCGTGCCCTGCCCCAATGATGATATTCACCTGCGTCTTGCCCTTCGTGCGGCCACCCTTGGCATGCGCCGAACGACCGCCGGTTGCGCCAGGCACTTTCTTTTTGCTGTCGCCGGAGAACACGTTCCCGCCGCGAGCATAGTTGTCCATGTCTGGGCCATCATTGCGGCCTTCTGCCATTGCCTTTTGGCGTTCTGGTGCCATTTGGCCGGTGCGGCGGCTCTTCAAATATTCGCCGTGCTTCCGACCCAAATCACCCACTTCGTCCAGCATGATTTGCGAGAATGATTTGCCTGGGTTTGCGGCCTTTTTAGCGGCGATTTCTTTGGCAGTTTCTTCGCGCCGCTTCATCCAATTGGCGTGAGAATCATGGTCATCAGACATGCCGCCCATGGCCTTGTGTGAACGGAGGGCCTTCGGCTTCACCATTTTCTTGATGAGCTTCTTGTCCTCGGCCTCGTCAGGGTGCATAGCTTTGCCGCCCTTTTTGTAGCTTTGGGTATTTAAGTCGGTGTCTGACTTGTAGTTTTCCTTATCGGCTGGGCGAGGCGTCGGCATTGGAGCGCGTTCAGGCAACCCACGACCCTTCATGCCGCGTTCAATCTCCTGCTGGCGAATCATATCACCGATTGCGTCCCCGCCGTCTGCCTTGCGAGCGCGACCGCCGTGCTTCCGCATACCGGCTGCCTTGCCCATCTGCTCGGATTGTGCCGACACAGGGTTTTGGCCGACGCCGCCGCTGAATTTATGAGCACGACCGCCCTTTTTGAACGCGCCGACATGCTTTGTGCCTTCACGGACGTCATTCGCCATGCGGACGTCGCGGTTGATCAGGGTGTCGGGGGTCAGGCTGGTGGCGCGGCCACCGGCTTTGCGCGGCTTGCGGTCGGGCCGCTTCATGGCCTCGCCGCCTTCGTGTTTGCCGACAACCTTGCCGCCCTTTTTGAATTGGCGCTTGGAAAGCGGACGAGCGCCGGTTTTCACACCAGCGTTCTCGGCTTCAGGGGGTGTCCAAGTCGAGCTGTCGACTTTGGTGTGCGGGTCAGCCGAGGTCAGGCGCTTGGCCTTTTCCTTCATGGCATTCCGCGCTGTTTTTGCGGTCTCAGACATAGGTATCTCCGGAGGGTTTAGAGCGGGCGTCCCCGCTTGCCACAGGGGATGGGTTCAGGGCTGGTGGCGGAGCGCTGACCTTTGTGAGCACATGCTCGACAATTGCGGGATTATGAAGTTTGGCCGGTGATTTTGCAACCGCGCCGCCTTGCTCGTACTTGCGCCTGACTTTCACGCGGTTGTGATCAAAGACAACATAGTTGCGCGTTTGTTGCTCATTTGAGCCACGGCTGCCCGCGTCAAAATACTTGATACCGTGCAGGCCATGCTTATCCAGCAATCCTGCAGCCATCGGCAATCCGTGCTTGGCCGTTAACTTCTCGTGCAGCTTCTCGCCGGTGAACCAACCGCGATCAACCAAATCAGCAAGCTCGTTCCTAAACGTGGGATGCAGATACCGGTCGGCCACAAGATTGGACACAGCATTTTGAGCATGCTCTGACTGTCCGCTTATCGGCTTATCCCAATCCAAAAAGTGATCAGGATGCGCGTCGATGGCGACCTCGTACATGTGGCCGTGTTTCCATTTAGCATCTGCAAACTTGTTTGGATTTTCTTGCAGTGCTTGCAATGCCGATTTCCACATTGGACCAGAATGATAATCTTGTGCCCACTCGCTCATCAATTTGTGAGCAGTGTCTATGCCATTATCCGCAACAACATGGGCAGCAATTTGAGCTGGAGTAAGATCATTAAGCTCTTGCCCTTGATAAATAGTCCCCCCATCAAAATGCATCGATGGATCTACATGCTGTTGTTTCGCAATTTCTTTCGCATATCCCTTCGCCACAGGCTCATGCTCGGCAAAATACAGCCCGTGCCCATACGCCTGTGCGCCTTCGCCCGTGCCGATCTTGGACGTGTCAAATTGTTCAAAATCATGCGGGGAGCCGTGGTAGGCGGTGATGGGGCCGCCGTCTTGAAAATGCTCAGGATGTTCGGCCATCATGTCATCAATTTGATTTTTATAATTTTTATTTAAAGGAATGAGATTGTTAATGGTTACAGGATTCCTTCCCTCAAATTGAGGTTCAAAATTTACTTGATCAATTGGAGTAAGATTTTTTCCTGAAGACCAATAAGGTTTAACCATTACTGGAACTTTGGTGTACCCATTTTTGGCAAGAGCAGCCATTCTATGACGGCCCTCATGTCCAGAAATTTTTCCGTCTTTAAATTCTAAAAACGGAGATTGTGTTTCTTTGGTCAATTTTTTAAAATTTAAATTTCCCGCTTCATCAAAAATTGTTTTTAAATAAGCATCATCCCTTGTCGTGGCATGCAAAAAATCCATTGGATTTACATGCCCAACATAACCTTTTGATCTCCCATCATCGTAATGGGATTGTGAAATTTCATGTTCAATTCTTTTTGGTGACCAACCAATACCAGCCATCACCGCCTCCCCGTGAACGTAGGCTCGCCGACTTCAGCCGTGTTGATGTGAAGGCCGGGAATATGATGCGGGCGATGCACTGCGCCGCCGCGTTTGAAATGAAACGGTTGCCCAGTATGTTGCTCAGGAAGACCTTCCATAAGCGTATGCCAGTCTGGGCGTTCGTAGCCCTCAGCGGCCATGACATGCTCTTCATTGCGCGGGAATTGGGCGTAAAAATTTTCTTTATTAAGAGTTGGTTTCATTTGGATTCTCCATTTGGTTGTTGTTATTCAAATCGGGCGTCATTTTGTTTTGTTGCGGCGGGATGACAACTTGCGTGTTTGTCACTTTCGTCGCGCCGAGCTTTGGTTTGCCCGATGGCCCGAGCTCAGTCGATTCTTCACGTTCATATGTTCCTTTTGGAGTTTTGACACGACCCGGATCATACTTCACAAAAAATCCTTTGGATTCTTTGTGCGCTTCACCGACCTTGCCAAATCCTTTTTTGTTTTTCAGCCCGACAATCACACCATTGGACCCCTCTGGTTGCATATCAAGAGGCCTAAAGTCATGCGTATCGCCGTTCACAACGCGATATGCTTTGCCTGTTTCCTGATCGTGCACCGTCTCGGGAAGGTGTTCCTTATCCGTAAACGCCATTGCCACGTTGTCGCCCTTGTCCAACCGGCGGCGCATCTGGTGCCAGTTCGTGTGCGGGTTAACAACGTCAGGCTGCGACACACCGGTTGACGAATATGTGTAGTGGTGATTGCTCGCCACCGGCTCATATTTCATTTTCGTGTAGTCATAAAACGAGACGTCAGGGAATGACTTGATGATTGACTGATGAATGCGGGGGTTGATGTCTGACAAGACATTCAAACGAACGCCGAGATGGTTTCCGTTGCCTTCCGCTTCGTGCCTTGCCGCCGCGATCTCGTCATATAAGCGTGTCGCAAACGCGCCTGGATGGTTCATCATAAAAAGCGTCTTGTTTAAGCTATTGAGACGAGGCCCCTCAAATGCAGACAAGTCTTGGCCGCCACCAACTTTGAAGTAATTGCCTGATGTTTTGCCAAGACATTCGTCTTTGCACGATGCGTGATTAGGGCATGTGTTGAAACCGCCCATCTCAAATGCCGGTGCAAGAGGTAACCCTGTCGTCTCGACGCCACGGCCATCGGGGAGCTTAAGAGGCTCTTCGCCTTTGTATCCCTTCTCGCTTTTCAAAAGTTTTTCGTTCTTGCCGAGCAGGCTGGAGATTTTCATCTTCTTCATGATCGCCTTCGCCGCTTGGCTATTGGCAATGCGGTCCGCGCGATCAAGCGATTTGTGGTGGGCAATAGCGTCGTCAAACGCTGTCGCCAAACTCATGATGTTGATTTTATTCGGGTCAATCGTGGAAAAAGGGCGCACGGGCCCAGACACGCTTCCGCCTTGCGGTTGGATTTGAAACTTCTGATTTTTGGAGCCGCCGTCGGCCAACTTCACGCGGACGGCGGGCTTGATTGAACGGGCAATGCCGAGAAGGTCTCTCATTGTGCCGTCCCCCGCGTGATCGCAGGAATGACGTTGCCGAGAAGATTGCGGACAACTTGCTCGCTCTCAGGGTGCACAGCGATGTTTTGGGCGAGATCAATCATTTGAATGTTCTCTTTGGCCCGCATCTCTTCCTGCTCCATGGCGTTGTCCGCCTCGTCCTTCTTCATCGTCGCAGCAAGTTGCGCCGCCTTGATCTTGGTGTCTTGCACCTTGGCGTCGGCGAGCTTCTCCTTGATGATCAAGTCAATCGCGTCGACCTTCTTCTCGTGGTCGGACTTCTCTGCCGGTGCCACGAGGCCGCCCTGCTGGCTGTCCTGCTGTGCCTTCGCAAAGTCGAGCGCGACCTTCGCCTTGCCGACCATCGCCTTGGTATCGCTGTCCTGCTTTTTGATCTGGAGCTCGGCCATCTTGGCTTGCGCCTCGGGGCTCTGCTGCGGGCCGAGCGCTTCTGGCGGCACCATGAATTGCTCGGGGTTGCTCCAACCCACAGCCTGCAGCGCCATGCGGTCGACCGCAATCGGGTCATACAGCGCAGGGTTTGCCGACTGGATTTGTTTCAGCGCCATCACCTTCATCAGGCGCTGCGTCTGGCTCGCCGTGTTTGGGTCTGCCTGCGGCACAAGGTCGGCCTGATCAAGAGCCCGCGTGAAGGTTTGCTGATCCCATTTGCGGGCCGGACGCTTGTTCTGCTGCCAAAACGCTTCAGGATTTTCACGGAAGCATTTGACAAGTAACGCAAATTCTTCTGATTGCGCCGAGTGCATGCGCTTGTGGACCGCGTTCAGCACCTTGGTCGCTTGGTCGATCAGCGCAATCGTGGTGCCGACCGGCGCGTCCTGCTTGCCTTCGCCGACTGCTTGCTCGGCTGTGCCGCCAATACGCATGCCGGTTTGAGCCATGTTGTCGACGAGCGCCATAAGGGCCTGCGACGGCTCCTTGTATGGGAGCGGCATGACCGCCTGATTGATCGGCAAGCCGCCGGTCTTGACCAGAGCGCCACCGCCGGGCGGGACGCGGAAGATGTTGGTGTTCTGCCGCGCACCGGCATCCGAGTAGAGGAAGCCTGGGAAGTTGGCATACATGCCCGCATCGAGCAGCTCGCGCCATGCGGCTGTCACCGCGTTGGTCGTGTTGCCTAAGATGTGGAGGAGACCAATGTCATAAAAGCCCATGCCCGGCACGAAGGTATATTTGACAAAGTTCTGGCGAGATTCAGGAAGGTCTTTTGTATCTTCGTCATAATTTCTCACAATCGACAGGATTTCATGGGTCGATGCGTCAATCGTGACGCGATACGGGATTTCAAGGCCGGTATCTTTGCCATTGTGGCGGTGCTCAAACCCACGGATGTCGAGCTCGCAATAGCATTCATAGATTTCACGGTCGCGGTCTTCAGGGTTGAACGACGATGTCGAGATGCCCTGCTGGGCCATCTTCTCGCGCTGTGCGGCATCGTATTTGATCATCTTCGGGTCAGACAGGTCGATCTCGCGATACACGCCAAGGATTTGCATCCGCTTGACGGTCGACGACCTCATATAGATGCGGTGGGTGATACGCTTCGCGTTACTGAGATCGGTTGCAGAGTTGTTAACGATGAGATCGTCAGCGTCGACGCTTTCGGAGACCGGACGGTTCCGCAATGGGCAATAGTACACCTTCTTGAAGGCTGTCCCGCCAAACCCGAGCATGAGCAGCATACGGTCGGTGTCAGGGTAATACTCTTTTGCAGTAGATGTGAGATAGTGGTTGAGGTCGTTCTCAAGATCGTTCGCGAGCTGGTCGGAGGCGAGATCAGAGTTGTTGTTGTCCTCGCGAATTTTCACTGGCCCATCAGTCGGGAGCAACTCGCTTCGTGCGTTAGCTTGGAAGCGGAGCACTGCTTCAAGCAGGAGAGGGTGTCGTACACGCGACATTCCTTCCACAGGCGCACCGTCTGCCGCTCCGGCAAGTCCAGGGATTTCAACCTTAAGCCCAAGGAGCTTAATTCCTTGCGCCCGATCCTCAATCCATTCCTTACGAGAGTCGAGGTCATCCTCAATGCCTTTCATGAGATCGTGCGCGATCCGGCCCAACTCGGTCTGCTCAATCTCCTCCACAAGATTGTCAAACCATCCGGTCTTGCGCCCTTCCGCACGCTCAAGGGGCGATCCGTCGAGGGAAAGCGTGATCGAGCCGTCAGGCAGCTCGATGGTCATGATGTTGCCGTGCTCGTCCAATTCTGTCTTCGGCCCGCCCTCGTCGGCGTCTTGGATGATGATCTCGGAGCTGTCTTGAAATTCAGACGGCTGTTCGTCCTCATTGCCGAGGCGGATGTTGGGGCTCAAACCGGGGACAAGGGCCATGTATCAAATCCCGTACAAAGGTTGCGGCGAGCCTCCGGTATGGAGCCTGCTCTGCTCGTAGTCGTCCTGCACTTCGTCCGGCCTCAGGATGAATCCTGACTGGCGCAGGTATCTCATGGCCATCGAGACCGTGTCGACAAGGTCGTCGTGCTTAGCTTTCGGGAAGCGCATACACTGATTGATGACCTCGTCGGCCCAGTCCTTATCGGGGCAATACACCAGCCCCTCTTCAAAAAGGTGCTGCACCGAGTAAAGACGCGCCACTTTGTCAATCGACCCGGGATCAACGAGCTGAACGCCAAAGTGCCTTCCTGAATACATCCTTCTGAGTTCCCGCGCAACTGGCAACCCTACCGTCTTGTTTTCAATCAGAAGTTTGGACACCTGCCACCGGATGCAGGTCTGCCCGACCTTATCGACCAGCTCCGGCATCTCGAGATTTGCCTGCCATCCATGCATCATCATGATACGTGGCGGAACTTCCCGCTCGTCGTATGTCCTGATGACATGGGTCATGTGACCGTCTCGAGCCATCATGCGCGAGGCGTGGGACTTGGGATCATCGGTCCAGACGCCCCAGACGGTCATGGCCGACGGGTTGTTCTCGGTCTTCTCGGTCATCGCGGTGTCGAGACTGGCGATGATGTAATCAAATGGCGGGTATTGCGGCTCCTCCCAGAGCTGCCAGTGCTTGCGCTTGATGATGCCGCCGTCGTCTGGGGTCGGCTGCTGCTGGAACTGGCCGGAGACGGCATACTTGCCCATGATCCGCTTGTCGCGCTCGACGACGTGCTTGGGGAAGCGCTCGGCGAACAGGAGCTCGCCTTTCTCCTCGCGTGGGTCTTCCCAGCCGAGCAGGGTCGGGCCCGCGCGGTCGGGATCGTATTCCATCGGTAGCATGATGTGGTCGTAACCGAGGCGCTTCTCGATGATCAGGCCTGACACGTCCTCCTCGTGCAGGCGCTGCATGATGACGACGATGGCGGATCGGTCGGGCCGGTTCAGGCGGGTCGGCACCGCTTGCTCAAACCAGTTCTTGGTCGTGTCGCGCATGGCATCGGACGCAGCCGATTCCACTGAATGCGGGTCGTCGATGATGACTCTGTCACCGCGAGCACCAGTGATCGAGCCCGCAGCAATGGCCTGCCGGAAGCCGGTCGCGGTGTTTTCAAACTTTGTCTTTGCGTTCTGGTCGCCCGTCAACACAACGCGGTCGCCCCATCGCTCTTGATACCACTCGGACTGGATCAGGCGGCGCATCTTGGTGCTGTCGCGGACGGCGAGGTCCATGCTGTGCGAGGCGCAGACATAGCGCATTGAGGGCTTGTTGCGCGGCCCCCACTCCCACGACGGCCAGAAGACGCCGACAATGAGGGACTTCATCGCGCCTGGCGGAACATTGATAAGCAGGCGGTTGTAGTAGAGCTCGCGCTCCTCGTCGTCGTAGTCGATGACCATCTCGTCGGTGATCGCCGTGAGATGGGCGCAGATCATGTCGATGTGCCAATTGTGGACATAGTCCGCGCCAGGCTCGACGACGTGCCATGCCTGTTTGATGTACTCGACCAAGGAAAGCTCGGCGAGGCGCTTCTCCACCTTGAAGCGGGACGCCTCGACGTTGATCCTTTTTCCGTCGAGCAGCAGGAAGGTCAAGGTTTATATTCCTTGATGACGTGGCCGGTAATCTTGCCGCGACTGTCGGTACTCTCGTAGAACCGCTCCATTTGGTCACGGCCTGCAAGCGTCTCGGAGAGCTGCTCGCGGTGCCTCTTGTTGATCTCCCCCATCCGGAGCATCTCGCGCTCTGTCCACGCCTCGTTCTGCATGGTGGAGTTCCAATTGATCATGTCCTCCAGAAGGGCGAGGATCGTTCGGGCGTCGGCGACGTCCGGATGCTTTGGGCTCGCCTTGAACAGGGAGATCATCAGGCGCTCGATCATGCTCTGGCAGATCGACATGCTCTTGAGAACCGCGTCATGGTCGCGCCTCGGGACGCGGAGATCGCGGAGAAACCGCGTTTCGTTAAGCTCCCTGAGCAATTTGCTGTTGGTTACTTCAAGCTCGGCAATTCGGTTCGTCATCTCTTGCTTATTCATCTTCCACCTCTGTGTAATCTGCATCTTCCACGGATTGATCAGTCAACTGCAAGGCGTCGCGCACTGCCATGAGCTGATCAACATCAAGGGCGTCGGCGTCGATGACAGTCCCCTCAATTTGCATTTTAGCGTTCACGTCGACGTCGATCTTGTCGCCATAACGGAAACGCTGCAGACGAATCGCAAACCACCGGCGGTCATTCACCAGCTCTCTCGCCCGCTCAAATTCAATGCCTTGAAATTCGCCCCTTCCAAGGATGATGTCTTCAGTTTCTGACATCTTGATCTCGATGGCAATTTCGCGCGCGCGGGCGTAATTTGCCATAAAAACAGGGTCTCGCGCCATCTCACGATAGACAGTCCGCGATTCTACGTTGATTTCATTTTTCGCGATCATCTCTGTAAGCGCTCGCCCAGCGGCGATCTGCTCGCAAATATAATCCTTCTCGTCCTGCGTCATTAACCTCGGAGGGCCTTTTACCATCACAAAACCTCATATTTGATAATTGGATTGCCGCTGCGAGGATGAAAGGACATTTTGCTCAATAAAATCCCTTTTTCCAACATATTTTCAAGGGCTTGATCAATAAGTTCAGGTGATTTGTTCCTGAGCTTATTAATCAAAACACCTTTTGTGATGCCACGATATTTTGCAACAAAATCATATACTTTCATCTCAAGAGAGCTTCTTTCCCCGACCTCTTTAACCCTCCAAATCCTGATCCCTTCCGGCACCCTACAAGCTCTAAAAGCCTTACTGTGTAAATCGCCGTAATAATTGCATGCTTTCCGAACATCAGAAAGCCCAATGTTTTTAACCAAGAATGAATGGCCAATGTCAAGTTGATCCCACGGGGCATCACTCAACACTGCGTTCTTTTTGCTCGTATAGGGAATGTCTGTATCAATCTTATACATGATATTATCCTTTTCAGTAAGTTAGACAATTCGCAATATATTTCAAAATAAACAATTTTTCTATCCTTTTTTATGGAAAAGATACGTAGCGCTTTAAGTAGTGCTTTAACACTATCTTATAACCCATTGATTTTTCGTCTCTAAGAGAGAGATATAATATAGGATAATATATATTTTTTATTCTGGTAGAATATAGGAGAGACCAAAAAGGGTGCATAAGACTACCTGTGTAGATATACCTTTATCAGTGAGTAAATGAATGAGTGTATATATCTCTAGGGACATTTTTCATTCTAACTAGACATTTATTGAATAAAATCAAATACTTAAAGCAAAATATGAGCCCTACCCTTATTTTATGCATCACTACCTATAACTTTCAAAGACCCGTCACAATGCTATGATCAGCCTTGTCGGCCCTAACCAAGGAGATTTCATCCAATGATCGTTTCCAATTTCAACTTCGCAATTCTGAACCTCAACTCCGAAAGGCAGCCCACAATGAACTTTGATTATCGCGTGATCTATCTCCCAAGCGACGAGATGGAATTTTTCGTCATCCGTGAAGTGTTCTACAACGACGACGGCGAGATCGTCTTCTGGTCCACAGAAGATGCCGTCCCGACCGGCGAGACTTTTGAAGATCTCTGCGACGAATTTGACGCCATGGCCGAGGCTTTTGAGAAGCCGATCCTCATGCTTACAATCGACGAAGACGGCAATGAAGACCTCGTCGAGATCGACGACGAGGAAGAAGAAGAAGAATCAGACGCCGAATAATTAATTAGGGCCTCGCCTGACCGGCGGGGCCCTTTTCACAAGACGTATTGACCCCTGAACACTGGCCGACCGTATACGACCTCGCAGATTTCAGGCGGCATCAAATTCCCATCCTCATCGTAAGACAGCACCACAAAGCCGCACTGGGCCCGATTAGGAGCCCCCTCAGTGTATTCAAACTGCGGCCCGAACGGATCAGCCATCATGCCGGTCTCGACGCCCCAGCGGCTTCCTCTGCGGTCCCTGATCGCCGTCACCTGCAATTGGTGGGTGTGGCCGGTCACCGTGCTGATACCGGCAGCCATCGAGGACGAGTAGCCCGAATGAATGCCTGACCGGAACCGGTGCCGTACTTCTGTGTTGGAATTGATCTCAAACGCCCAGGAGATTTCCCAGTCGCGGAAATGATCCTGCAGAGACATGATGTAGCCGTCGAGCTCGTTGGCATTGGCGGCAATGTAGTTGTCGATCCGGATGTCGTGGTTGCCCATAGTCCAGAGCTTGTGCTTGACGGTCGGCAACATGCGGAGCCATCTTTTGGCCGTCTCAATCTCTTTCTCAATTTTGGGAGCTTTGAAGCCGCGCACGGGCGGATGTCGGGAGACGCGGGCACCGTCGATGACGTCGCCATTGAGAATGATACCGTCGACCTTGAGACTTTTGGCTAATTTGACGAAGGCTTTGTAGATCAGTGTGGGCTCTCCGTCCCAGATATGAAAATCGGACCCGATGATCCATTTTGTGTTGGGTGCCTCCTTGGATACCATCCTCGGGTAGGCCCAGCGGCTTGATTGTGGCCGCTCTTCTTTTTCTTGGGGGAAGCGCTTCTTGGCACGATAGAGACGATTCTGAAACGTCTGAGGCGGAATGCCGAGCAATCGGGCTGCGCCGTAGCAATTGCGGTTGTTCTCCTCATACACCCTTAAGGTGTCGAGGAGAACGTCATCACTCAATGGGGCCTGTGCCATAGGGACTAGTTCTCCATGCGTCGGCCCCTCATACCATTGATATCATGTCAGTTTTGCGTCTGCAAATTGATCAGATTATTGAATCCTCATAATAGGCCTGCTGAAAGGCGAACAGAGCATCCATGCGGAGGCGGCGTCCCTCTTTGATCTTGCCATTGTAGCAGAAGGCGAACAGGCGGCCTCTCTCGTAGTGCCACGCGTCTTTCCCCACAAAACCATCGGAGTTCAATGGCAGGCCCTTTTTGGCCTCCTCATAGCCCTTCTTAAAAGCGGCGGTTTTCATGATCGACCGAGAAGTAATCCGGCGTGTTGATGCGTTAGCCATTGCACAAGCCCTCCGCAATGAGAGCCGCCGCCGTGCGACCGTACCAACCCTGCAGGTGCCACACGACGCCCTCGTCAATTAGAATTTGCCAAGCCTCGATCAGGATCTCGTCGTCCGCCGAGCCTTCTTCAATAGTTAGGATTGCTTCAAAGGATGTCATTTCAAATCTCCATTTGGGGTAGATGGGAGGCGTTATCACATACCAGCAAGACTAAATGGCGGACGGCCAAATGGTTTGCTGTTTGCATGCAGATGAACGCTATATGCTTTACGGACAACATATATGTCGTCCTTAGAAAGAGTCGCAGTCGCCATAGGGTGCTTTTTGTCGTAATTGACAAGCCTTGTTGCATTGTCGAGCGTAGGGGACTTCTTGAAGGCTTCAATCAACTTTTTCATTTCAAATCTCCATTTAGAGGGCCTCGTTGCCCTGCCCGATTGTTATGACACGAATCAAAAACAATTGCAAACAAAAAAATGTATGTCTGGAGAAAAAAGAAACCGCCCGAAGGCGGCTCAAGTCTTGTTGTTGGAGGAAAGCTCACGTTGGAGATTGCGGATCGCTTTGTCAAGTTTCTCGACGCGCTTTTTATTGCCGTCCTTCTGCGCGAGGATTTGCGCCTTGACGAGCTGCAGCATGGTGGGCTTCTTCATTTTCCCGTTCTCTGCATCATTGAGAAATTCTTCTGCAATTTGACTTGTGGGTTCGGGAATGTCCAGCACTCGCCGGTGTCGTCTTGGAAGCACACCCAAAGCAGGTGATGCTCTTGGCCATAGTCGATCAGGAAGTGCGCCTTGGCAGGCCCTTTGGGCGTGTCCATCGGTATCGTCGGGTTGAGTTGGATCATCATCATGTCATTCCTTTATTTTTTGTGCTCTGCAAACATTTTATAAAAATAAAGAAGGGTATCTTTATTTTTCTCCATGTATTCCCATGCCTTACTAAAATCCTCCGTCAAACAAATTTCAGATTTACCGTTTTTCAAACACACAACGGTGTATAAATCTTTATCAGGACGCCAATGCCTTTGAGCGTTCATCCATTCAAATGTGGTTTTGTTTCTGTGAGACATCACTGACCCTCCTCATAATCATCGGCGTCGACCGCCGTAAGGTAATCCTCTTCTTTTGGATTAAAAAATTCAAGCCTCTCAAGCGTCAAATCCGTCGGAATCTTGAAAAACGATTTGCAGTGCGGGCATTGAATGACATACGCAAACAACCCATCAAAATGCGACCCGCCTCCGCAATCGCAGTGGAAGTCCATGCACAGATTGGTGCTTTTATATTGGACATTGGTTTGCATCACTCACCCCTCTTCAATGCGGCGTTTGCGATTTTGACCATTTCCGCAATGATTTTGGCGCAGTCTTGTTTATCCATGTGCGTCAAATCATCCAAACTTGGTTCAAGATCAATTATTTGCCAAAATTTTATTCGCAAACTCTCAATCGTATTGGCGGCTTCATAAAGCATTCTGCTTCTTTCAGAAACAGTATCCCATTCTTCGCAAACTATTTGGAACCTTAAGTCACACAGCAGTTCAATAATATCCATCACTCCCCCTCCTTCAGTGCGGCACGGGCAGTACTCCCGCCATCCTGTAAAATTTCTTCGTCAAGCACCGGCGACACGACGCCCCAGTCAGCATAATACTGCAACGCGTTACGCAATTTTTTGATCTCCATGCTTAACTTAAAATTGTGATTCCACGCCTCCAATGCCATCCTGACATCATCACCTAGATATGACTGAACCATATCCAGCATGTAAGAAACAGTTCTCAATGACGCAGCAATGGGAGTTGCAACATCCAAGAGTTCATGCCCCTCTAATTCCAAACGCCTTAACCGATACGTATCAATCCGCATCAGCCTAGACTTAAGGGCTTCATTTTCTGCTTTTAATTGTTTAATTTCGTCATCCGTAGTCATTGATCTTTATCCTCTAACAGTGGGTTTAGATTGCTCCCAATCATTCTTAACGCCTTCTCGCAAACGATCAACGATGTCCATCACTCCCCCTCCTTCAATGCTTGACGGGCGTGTTTCATAACCCTGTCTGGCCAATCACAATCAATAATTATTTGTCCCAACACTTCCCGCAACCGCTCGATCTTTTTCTGCAACCGATCGTTAATTTCAGACAACGATTTTATTGTCTGGTCATCAAAATGCACTTCATCCCGCAACCGTTCAATCTCCATCTGATAAAAAGCATTTTCAGATTCCACTGCGGCAAGTGCGTCTAACTTATCTTCTCGCAACCGCTCAACGATGTCAGTCATTTTGCGTTTCCATTCCATTTTTCCGCCAATGAGATGGCAAACAATTTTGGCACAAATATCGGCGTCGTCCGATCTTCTCGCCATCCGCCAAGATCGGTCAAATAATTCTGAATGCCGTCTGGGCCCGCGACATACCACGCGGGCCAATTATCCGTTTTGTCAGAGGCAGACCGCGCGATATACGGGCCGGGCTTGGTTGGTTTTCTAATCTCCATCAGTGCTTGCCCTTATTCAGTGCTTCTTTCAAATGGACAGAAGTGATCATGTAATTGACAGCGTCTTGGATTGCTTCCTCGCTCTCCCCTGCCTTGACGACAGAATGAATAGAAAACATCAGCGACGTGCGGATCAAGACACCCATCACATCAGGTTGATCATAGTCCTCAAATTCCTTAAGCGATGCAAGCATAGCCTTGGCCATTGCATTGAAGCATGTGTCAAAAATCTCTTGCTCAACTTGCTCTGTAACTTCTTTCATTGGTCGACCCCTTGTTGAAAATTCTCGACCGACCCACCATGGGACGGACGCAATACCCACCGTTGTTTGAAGAAAATATAGCCCAGATCGTGAAGCTCTGATGCTGTTATAACCAAGCAGCCCCGTAGCCAGAGGCCGTCGTCATCCTGCCAATTCATCTCAATCTCCATTTAGAGGGCACCATCGCCCTGCCAGACGGTTATTTCACGATTTGCGGCCTATTGCAAACACTTTTTTGTTCTCCTTGAAAACATAATTTACAAGGTCATAGGGCAACTCGACGGTGGCCCAAGTCTGGCCGCAGGACCGGCATTGCCGCCGCCGGTGGAGGGCATTTGCTATTGAGCTCTTGCGGGTCTCGACCACGGCTGACGCCCCGCCGCACTCACATTTCATCCCGACCGCTGACATTGTTGATCTTCCTCTGCCGTTTCCAGAATTTGCGTTTGATCTTCTTCAAAGCCTTGGTGTTGTGAAGGTAGCAATAGAGCTTACGCGCGTAACGGTTGAAGGCGTCATACTCGCCGCCACCCTTCAACTTTGCACGATGCCCCATCATCTCTCACATCCTCGTCATAAAGAACGCAAACCCCAAAAGCCCAAGCATGACAAAAACCATTTCAATTGCCTGCGATAAGTTTGGTCCGATCTCGATCATTTTGCTTCTCCCCAATTAATCTGACCGCGCATTGTTTTTTCAACCGCTTGCTTCTTGCGCCATCGCTCTTGTTCAGATTGCGAACGAACATGAGTGATTTTCACCATGCAATTGGCATTGTTAATAGGCTTGAATCGTTTGCCCTGCACTCTTTTCATAACGTCAAAAGCATTGATGGTCATCACTTATCCTTCCCCTTTGGCTCTTTCCAATCCATTTGCACGGCAAGACGCCCATTGCGCGGGACAAAACACGATTGAATTTCGCGATTAATTGCTTTTGGTGGATTAAAATTCATAACCGTGTTGTCCAAAAAATTGCTGAGATATGAATCGTTCCATATCGACCAATTCCAAAGAAGTCGACCTTTATATTGATTTGAAAGCCGCTTAAATATCTTTTGCCCTTTGTCAGGGACATCGACGATTTTTGTTTTGTAAACAATTTTAGTCATGGCAGAAAAAACCCCTCAAACAAACGATTTTGTATGTCTTCCATCATTCTCACCGCTACTATCTCTTTGGTTCGTGAAAACGACTGAAGCAGCGCAGTTTTATAACCCATGCTGATCTCAACATAAGCAATGTCATACTCGACCAGCGCCACGGGCTTCACCGGCATGATCGGCGCAACACGCAGCACCGCCGGTGCAGCGACGAGGCTCGCAAGCCCTTGAATGAATCCTCGACGATTTATCATTTATTGGCCTTCTGAAACAACAATTGGGAACAACAACGATGAATAATTGATCGGCGGCAAATTGTGTCGTTCTTTTAATGCTTGAAGCCCCGGCAACAAAAGTTCCCGGATTGCGGCAAGATTAATACCACCAACGCGTTGTGCAATCACGAGAACCTCTTCCGGCGGCATAACTTTGACCGGCATGATTGTCGTCACGCGGATGACTGCTGGAGCTGCGACGAGGCTTGCAAGCCCTTGGATAAATCCTCGGCGGTTGATGATCATTTTGGCGGCTCCGGTAATGGTAATATTTCAATTGTAATTTTCATCTGACCCAACAATTCACGCTGATGGTTCCCTTCAGCATCTTTATAATATTTCCATCTTTGCAAAATGTCTGATTTTTCTGGGCTCATGCTGATGTTACATAAAATAAACCACATATTATCATCAATGGTCATTTCTGCGGCTCCGGTAATGGCGTCCAGCCGGTAGGATCGTCGTTTTCAAGCGAGCAACAATCACAACCATGAATAGGCAGCTTCACGACGTTCCATTTATGGTCCTTATACCACTCATCGTATTCATACCATCCTTCTATGGCCTTGTTTTCAACGAGCAGGATAATGTGCGTTCCGTCTTTTGGCGCAGTTTCAATTGGTTGCCAGTTTGTCATGAATTTTTCTTTTTCCATTTCAATTCTCCTTATTTTTCAGGGATGTTAACGCATTCAAAACAAGCATCAAAATTTGCCAATCTTATGGCGGATTTTTTCGTTTCCGGATACCTATAACCCCAACACGGCGCTTCATGACCGCAAGCACTCCGTCATAACCTGGTCTTGGTCCTACACTCATGGCCGCATCACCCTTTCAAAAAGTCATTCCAAACAAGATCATTGAAATAATTTCAAGCAAGAATGTCCATAAGATAAAAAACACAATGATGGCTGCTGGAAATATAAATCCAATAAGCATTATCGTGCTGAACACAGCAAATGGCTTATCCATGCCGGGTTGGTTTAAGAAGTACCGATAAATAGATTTCATGGCCGCACCATCCCGCAATAGCCGTGGGTTGTGCTGTAGCCCACAGAGTTTTTGTGAGTAACAATCCCGTTTGACATCACTATGCTGAAATGTTCCGCCCACCGCCAAACCATGCACCTTGGTCCGACACAACAATATTTCCCGTTCCAATCTTTATTTTTAATTGGGCAAAGTCTATCTTCAGACTCTTCAACCGTCACATAATGCGGATTGTCGGTCATTGTCATTCTCCTAATTTTACAAATTTCAATATGCTTGGACTGCAAACATAAAATGTTTCTATGTTCCCAGTATTCTTCGCCAGAATCTTTTTTTCTGACCATTCATTTTTTGTCTTTGAATATACAATTCCTCCATGAGTCATGGATTTATTCACAAGGACATATGCTACAGGCAAAGGGTCGGCTCGGTCAATTGCATTTTTATTTGAAACGATGACGGTCTTAAACGGCCACTTGCCGCTTTCATCAAATTCAAGGCTGACATGCTTGACCTCAACCCTCATCCAGTCAGAATCGTCCGGCCTTATTATAAACAGATCACCTTCGTCGACGTGCTTCAAGTGCTCACTGGCATAGTCTGCATAAGAAATGCTCGGGACTTTTATCGTGAACCCCTGACGATGCAGCCACTCCGCAACCTTAAAAACGGAAGGGCGCGATGCGTCCAACCGCTTCAGGAAACGGGCATGCTGATCGTTTGCTTCAATCACTGAGGCATATCCCCATTTTGATCCGATGCGATAATCGTATAAAACCGCATCGCGGCATCGGCGCGGCCCTCCGGCGTCATTTGTGACAGCAAGTGCGCCACAAACGCTGACGTGATGTGCAAAATCGTCCCGACAGTCAAGCCGTCCATCGCCTTCGCCATGGCATCGTAAGCCTTGATGTGCTTCTGCTGCGTTTTCTTTTTCATATGCTCATTAAGATCAATTGTCATTTCCGTGCCTTTTTATAGCGTTTCACAACAGTTCTGCGACGAGGATGAACGCTCTCCTCAACGATGACGAAACCGCGCTCGACGAGCTTGTCGAGAACTTTTTCAACATTCTCTTTTTTGTGTGGCCGAAGACGGTTCAACAGGACGCCAAGCGTTTCGCCATCGTCACCCAACAAATTTTGAATGCGCGACACAATCGCGTCTTCAGGTGAATCCTTCTGCCGATCATTGCCGATCACGACGCGGGCCTTGGTCTCAACGTCGTTTTTAACCAACGCATACGCCCACCGGACGTGCTCGACCGTCCTGATGCCTTCCGGCACGGCCAGGATGAATGACACCTTCGCCACAAGTTCCTTGCCGCGCAAGAACAAAGCCTCCAGCCCCGTCCTCTCGGCTTGATCCTCAGCAAGATTGTGGAGAGCCGCGCTCGTCTTTTTGAGCATAGCCAAAGCGTCGTCGGTCGTCGGGATTTCAATCTTATCGGCAGAGCTCTCAATGCGCCCAAGATCAAGGACGTCATACGATCCAGCCATATAGATTTGCTTCAACGTGTTGGCCATCGCGTCTGGCATAGAACGAGGCTTGAAGTCCGGCTTCTCTTGCGGGACGGTCTTTGTCTCAATGAAAAGAAGCGACCGACCAATGAACCCGTTTGTGGCGTTCTCGTAGTCGACCGAATCATCAAAGTTTGAGTTTGTGGTGTAGCCGATCAATGACAGGAACGGATTTTTGATCCCGCTATTGATCTGTTCCAGCGATGTGGCCAGCCGGTCGCGCTTTGCTTCAAAAATGGGATTTGGACCGTCTTCAAGTTGGCGCTCAATCTGGTTGATCTCTTGAAGAATTGCCTTGCGGATTTCCTTCTTGACGTCGCCCGAGATCAGCAGGGTGCCGCTGGCCTTTGAATAGATCGACATGATGATGCCGATGATGGCTTCAAGATAGGATGCGCCGCCTTTGGTTTGGGCTGACTTGATCTTTTTAAGCAGGAAGCCCACCTCGTCGATCATGTAGAACGATGCCTGATGCTCGACGAGATTGCGGACGATTTCCTGCTCCGATTTGATCGTGCCATATGCCGCGCGTTGCAGCTCGACCGTCTCAAGGACCTTGGTGCCGCCACGCAGGATGCTTTCCTTGCCGGTGGCCGAAGCGGCCACACAAAACCCGATCAGGTTTGACGTCGTGTCCCGGATCGGATCGCGATACTTGAGCCCCACGACGTTGCCCATTGAGATCAGGGCGGTGCCCATTGCGATTGTCTCGCGGACATAGGGGCACTGATCGTGAATCCACTGAGCGACCTGCCCCACAAAGCCTGGCGGGCGGCGAAGGTCGATGCCGGACAGGTCGATCTCGTCGTCGTCTTGCTCAAAGGTCTCAAGGGCCTCGTTCGGCACGAACGTCACAGGCCACTCCCAGCCGCCTTTCTGGGCGTAGTAGACCAATGTGCCGAGCGTGACGGGGTTAGCGCTCTTGCCAAAGCTATGCCACTTTTTGGGCATGTCTGCCTCGTTGTGCTTTGACGAGGTGGCCGACCAAGCCTTCCAGAGATCGTAAGCCTCGCCGCCGGACGCATGGTGGAGCGACATCCCGATCCTGATCCAGACCTCATAGTCGAGGTCCTCGTTGTTGATATAGGACAGCATGTCCCCGAGATCGGTGTGAGAAACGTCGACCGTGCGGCCTTCATATGTGGCCCGATGGCGCTCTTCCTTGCGGAGGGCCTCGACCAACTCGGCTGGGGCCTCGTCGATGTCGGCGGGCGATCCATAGAGGATCGTATACTTGTTGCCGCTGATATGCGCCGATCCTGGCCCAACCACGAAGCCTGACGATTTGAAGTCGATGCCGGGGTATTGCGGCAGATTTCCACGCAGGGCGATGTTTTCCGGCAGATTAAAATACAAGTGTTTTGAACCACTTCCGCTGCCTGTTTCAACTATCAGATTTGCTGCGGAAATTTTCGGGAAGTCATTCACGAGGCGCTCATATGACGCAACACCGCCATTGCGGGCATCGACGTCGATGACGAGCAAGCCTTTGACAAGGACGCCGTAGCCCGAATCAAATTGGCCGCCCTCTTCAAACGTCTCCAATTGATCTTCTGACCAGTAGGGCACCGAGGTCCAATTTGAGATAATCGGGTGTTTTCCGACAGCCGTGCATTTCGGGTTACCACAGCCGCAAGTCTTATGTTTTGTAATTGGGTGAAGGCCAAAGACGCGATAACCGGCCTCCCAAAAATTCCGGTAATTGGACATTTTAGTCTCTTTTGATGCCGCGCAGGTAATCCGAAAGGAGTTTCACAGTCTCGTATTTTGGACTGCCCTTGCCGTCGGCGATGGCCTTCACAGTTGGATATGAGAGATTTGTCTCGTGCGCCACAACGACCAGCCTGCGGTCTTGGAGCGCCCGACGAACCTCCTCAATTGTCATGATTCCATGGTCGTCCACTGAAGTCCCCTTTTATATTTTCAAACTGGGACTTGACGATATGAAACTCCGTCTGTAGTGTCAACCCCGTTGAAGTAGAGGAGTGTGCCAATGGGCATTTTAGATATGGTAAGCAAACCGGTTGATCGTCCGGTTATTGTAACGATCTGCGGCGACAGCGGTATGGGTAAGACCACACTGGCTGCCGCGTTCCCCAAACCCATCGTGATTCGTGCTGAAGATGGCCTGCAGGCTATTCCTTCAAGCATGCGCCCCGATGCGTTTCCCGTTTTGGGAACTCCCGAAGACCTTTGGGAGCAGCTCAAGGGACTGATCAACGAGCCTCATGATTATCAGACGCTCGTTGTGGACAGCGTGACGGCGCTTGAACGCATGTTCACGCAGTATGTGGTCGACACCGACCCAAAGAAACCGAGGGGCATCCAGCAGGCTCTGGGAGGCTACGGCGCAGGCCGTGACGCCGTCCTTGGCATGCATCAGCGCCTTCGGAAAGCGGCTGGCATTCTTGCCGACAAGCGGGGCATGAACACCGTGTTCATCGCTCACGTTGAGATTGGCATGGAAAACCCGCCAGATGACGATTCGTTTTCCAAATATGGATTGCGTCTGCATGCCAAGAGCATGCCTCCCTACGTCGATGACGTCGATGTTGTCGGGTTCCTGAAACTTGAAACCTTTACTACTGGGGAAGGCGAACGGAAGAAGGCGATCTCGGACGGCACTCGCGTCCTGATCACTTATGCAACCGCCGCCAATGTCTCAAAGAACCGCTTCGGCATCAGTGAGCCGATCACGGTTCAGCCAGGGACAAATCCTTTGGCAGATTTCATCCCAGCATTGAATGTTAAGAAGAAGGAGAAGGCCCAATGAGTTTCACTTGGGATTTGTCAGACGGCGATGACATTGCCAAGGTAGGCAGTAAGTATGAGATCGAGGGCGGTTCAATTGAGCCGATCCCGAACGATACAACCTGCACTGCCTATATCGAGCAGGCGAACATTGAGACGAACCGTGATGGTTTGCAGTTCATCAATATCCGCTGGTCGGTCGTCGCCCCGTCTGAATATAAAAACCGCAAGGTGTTTCAGAAGCTCTGGTGTCTCGACGATGACCCCCGCGCAAAAGATGCGGCGGTCAAGAAGGACAAGGCGAAGAAGATGTTGTTTGTGATCGACAGCAATGCCGGTGGCAAGATGTTCTCAAGCGGCAAGCCTATGTCCGACGCATTGCTTTCTACGGTCGCTGGCAAGCAGATGCAAATCAAGGTCATGACCTATGAAATGGAAGGCAACAACGGCAAGATGACCGGCAATTGGATTGCCGCCATTTCGCCGAAGTCAGGCGCACCGGCACCGGCCAAGAAGGCAGAGCCTGTGCAGCTCGACGATGAAGTACCCTTCTAAGGGGCTAGAAGGGACGGGGGCGGTCGCAAGGCCGTCCCCACTTTTGTGAGAGACCAATGGAACAGCGTAGCGAAGAATGGTTCAAGGCTCGCAAGGGCCGCGTCACGGGATCGGCTGTCGGCGCGATCCTTAATCTGTCGCCGTTTTCAAATGAGAAAGATACCATGCGCCGCATGGTGCGCGACTGGCACGGCGCACCTAGAGAATTTATTGGAAGTTTTGCGACTGATTGGGGTGTTGCTCATGAGGCTGGTGCGATTAGCCAATTTGAAATGAGCACCGGCGTTACGGTTGAGAAGTGCGGTTTCTATGAATACGAGGACTGGCTGGGCGCGAGCCCGGACGGTCTTGTGGGTGCAACCGGGCTTGTTGAAGTCAAGTGTCCGTTTGGATTGCGAAACAGCCCCAAGCCTGTTTTCAAGACGGCAAAGATGCAGCCGCACTATTATGCTCAGATGCAGGTCCAACTTTATGTGACCAACAGGAGCGTCTGCTATTTCTATCAGTGGGCACCAAACGGCGACGAGCTTGAGATCGTGAAATTTGACAAGGGTTATATGGATACAATCTATAAGCCTCTCAGAATGTTTTATGAGCAATATTTAATTGAACGTGAAATGCCGAATGCAGGGAAATATTTAGATGGGCAAGCGCAGTAGTTTCAAGCGGCAAAGGCTTGATCTTTATGAGACGCCAGAGGAAGCGGTCCTGCCTCTTCTGAAACACCTCAAACCAAAGTCTTACTTTGCCGAGCCGTGCGCCGGTAATGGTGCCTTGATCAAGATATTGAGCAAGCACGGTCACAAGTGCGTTGCCGCGTATGACGTCGATCCGCAACACAAGATCGTCGAGCAGGCCGATGCCGTATTTCTTAATAAGGACGACATGAAACGTGCTGACGTTGTCATTACAAACCCACCTTGGGGTCGGGAAGTATTGCACCAGATCATTGAGCGTTCATTTTTTTGGGGGCCGACATGGCTGCTGTTTGACGCAGATTGGATGCATACAAAACAGGCGATCCCGTATCTGAGCCGGTGCCACAAGATCGTGGCCGTCGGTCGCGTCAAATGGTTTGGCAAGACACTCGGCAAGGACAATGCTTGCTGGTATCTGTTTGACGAATCCCCAACAGAAACAATTTTTGTAGGGCAATGATGCTTAGACCATACCAACAGAAAGCGCATGACGCGATCATCGACTGGATCAAGAAGACGCGCGAGCCGTGCTTGATCGAGGCTGCGACCGGCGCAGGCAAGAGCCATATTATTGCGGAAGTTGCCAACACTATTCACCGCATATCAGGCGGCAAACACGTCCTATGCCTCGCGCCGAGCGCCGAGCTAGTGATCCAGAACAGCGAGAAATATGCTGCGACCGGCAACAAATTCTCAATTTTTTCTGCAAGCGCCGGATCAAAGTCGTTGCGGCATCCGGTCGTCTTCGGGACGCCGGTGACTGTGCACAACCGAATCAAAAAATTCGGCAGCCAATTTGCTGTGGTCGTCGTCGACGAGTGCCACGGCATCACGCCGACAATCAAATCCATCATCGACAATATGCGCGAGCAAAACCCGAATTTGCGCGTCGTCGGCATGTCGGCAACGCCATACAGGATGAACACCGGTTACATCTTCGGGCAGTGGCCGGACGGGAAGCCGGTGCCGTCTCATGAGACGGACAAACCATACTTTGCCGCATGCGTTGACCGGATCACTGCTCGACAATTGATCGACATGGGTTATCTGA